ATTGTTACAGGGATTGTCCAAGCCTTCGGCTCATTAATGTACAAGATTGTGGAAGTCGGCGGCAACATCGTCAAAGGCCTCTGGCAAGGAATCAAGAGCCTTGCTTCTTGGCTCTGGGATAAGGTGACGGGTTGGATTTCCGGTATCTGGGACGGGATCAAGAACTTCTTCGGCATCTCCTCGCCGTCCAAGGAAATGGCCTGGATTGGTGAGATGCTGGTTAAGGGTCTGGCAGGTTCAATTGAAACATCTGGTGATGAAGCTGTGTCGGCTAGTGAACGGCTTGTCCGTGACATAGGCGATGTGATGAATAGCTTGGGTGAAGGCATGGAAACAGCAATCCCCACAGACTTTCACTTAAATGCCAAGAGTACTGTTCTTCCCGCAGGCGATACAAGCGCTTTCTCTGAACAAAGAATGCCGCTTATACACATTGAGCAGATGTTTGTCAGAAGCGAGGACGATATCCGGAAAGTTTCGCAGGAGCTGTATAACCTCATCGAAGCGGGTTCAAGAGCACAAGGCCGCTTCTCGCCGGCTTAAAGGAAGAGGTGATGATTGTGGGATTTATCTATGACGACGTTTCATCAAAAGATATGGGTGTGAAAGCAAGGCTTACCTCATGGCAGGTATCGGGCACACTTAGGAACTACTCCGCCGCTATTCCCGGAAAATATGGTGTGGCGGACTTTGGAGCAGATATGGATGCAAGGGAGATCCCTGTTTCCTGCTCTATTTTTCCTAAACTGCGTTTTTCAGACTTGGTGGAAACCTTGGACGGGATTGCTCTTTGGCTTTCTCCTGTGAACGGCTTAAAGCAGTTGATATTTGATGATGTGCCGGATCGCTATTTCATGGCCAGATAAAAAGACAAAGTGGACTGTGAACGGATTATCCGGGCTGCAGGCGTGTTTGAACTCTCTTTCTATTGTCCTGATCCCTTTGCATATGCTTTGGAAGATGAGGTCTTTACTATTATGACGACAGGGCAATCCGCAGTAACACGAAGCCTTGGAAACATCGAATCGAGACCTGTTTATTATCTAAAAGGAAGTCTGACGAAGGGTGCGGAAAATTATATCTCCATTTCCGTGGGTGGCATAGAGATGAAGATTGTAAACGCTGAGCTTTCTACAGGAGAGATACTTGCCATCGATACAGAGAAAATGACGGCCTATGTGGAGGATGGAAACGGCTTTGTACTGAGAAACGCCCTGCCTTACTTGCAGGAGCTGAACTTCCCGGAGCTTGCTGTCGGAGAAAACAGCATCCTGATTGAAGCAGTAAACGGGACATTTTCAGAACTTGAAATAAAGGCAAGAAGCCGTTGGAGGTGATGAAGCATGGCTCTTAAAATACATATCCAAACACAGGAGGATTTCACAGGCGAGTTTCCTCTTGAGTTTGCCAAGTCCGGTCTTTGGCGTTTTAACGAAAATGATATCGATGATCAGGGTTATCTTTTAGATTCCTCTGAAAACAATCGCAAAATGGAAGTCATTAATCGGGCCGGTACAACAGCGGGACTTCGAGCGGGGGCTATGGGCAACTATGTGCAGATAAACCTACATGATCCGGGAACGGAAAAGAGCTATCTGAAAGTCTCAAACGACGGCAGCATCTTTCAGAACATAGGCGATACAATTCTGGTTGGTGGTTGGATTAAGCCTACGATCTACTCCATTGGGAACACGTACTGTCCGCTCTTTAACACCCGATCCGGTCCCGGACATCCGATCTTTTATCTTTCCTTCTTTCAGGGAAGACCCCGCATTATGCTCTATAACGAATCGGGATCACTCATCTTGGACAGGACGACTTCTCCCTCTTTTTCTTTCGTGAATGGAGGAGTTTACTTTATCGCTTGTCTCATACGGCCAAACGCCAAGACGGCGCAGTACATCATAGGTGACAGGTCGGACGGCAAGTGCTGGATATCAGCGGTATATTCCTTTACAGGCGAGCTGAACCGCTCCTCAAAAGCCGATATTGTCCTTGGTATGCACGCCGGAAGCTACTGGTATGCAGGCGGTTTTGACGATTGGTTTTTGGATACCGATTCAGAGCTTACGATGGATGATTTGGAAGAACTGTTTCGCTCCTCCTATTTTGCAAACGGCGGAGACAAGGTATCCTCTGTGGATGCCTTGTCTGAACCCGGCAAAGTACTTTTAAAGAAAACGGAAGGTTCATATCCTTTATCAGGGGAACTGTTGACAAAGGCAAAGCCCCTGTCCCTTTCCGGCACGGGCAGGATTGCTATTACGAAGGAATACGAAGCAGGAGTGACAGATATCTCCTTAGTGGAGTATAGGACAAGCTCCGATTTAAATACATGGAGTGCTTGGACAGCTCTTCCAGAAGACGGAAAAATCGAAACCTCAGCTGATTACATCCGCTTTCGCATCACTCTTACGACAACTGACCAGACAAAGACACCTAAGCTTATCGATATCCGGATCTACGATATTCCGAAAGCACCTTATGAAAAGATGGGCTATGCCCGGCCGGTGCTTTTAACAGCTGATGGAGCTTGGGAAGCGGTCTTAGAAAATGCTTACGACATTATTGTTATTAGTGAAGTGAATGGTGAAGATACTCTGCACTTTAAACTGCCTTTTAGGGATCAAAAGCGGAGCTACTTAGAAAACGAGAAGAAGATTCAGATCGTAGACGACATTTATAAAATTCGCACCATCAATGATATCAAGGATTCTACAGGAAATACTGTGACGGAAGTCTATGCCGAAGCGGAGTTTTATGATCTGACATTCAGTGTCCGAAAAGAAGAAAAAAGCTTTGATGCGGAGACGGCGGAAACAGCGATGGCCTATGCCCTTGAGGGTACGGACTGGAGTGTGGGTACGGTGAATGTCAAGACAAAGCGTACTTGGGTTTCTTCAGAGAAAAACGCCCTCTCCATCCTTCGTGCCGTCGCAAGCCTTCACGGTGGAGACCTGGTCTTTGACTGTCCCAACAGGCTCGTTCATCTCTACACGGTGAGCGGCAGGGACAGCGGTGCGCTCTTTGCCTATAAGAAGAACATGAAGAGCATTGAACGGGTGGTCGATACGAGAAATCTAATAACGCGCCTATATGCGATAGGAGCAGATGGCATGACTTTCTCCGACATCAACAATGGAAAGCCTTATTTGGAGGATTTTTCCTACTCGAATGATGTACGCATCTCCACACTTGACTGTTCTTCCTTTACTAATCCCTACCAGATGAAAGAATTCACTGCGATGCGGCTTAGTCAGTATGCCAAACCGAAAATCTCTTATGTCCTCCATGCGATGGACTTATCTGTCCTTACGGGCTTTTCACATGAAGCCTGGTCACTGGGAGACTATGTGCTTGTGGAAGACAAGGAGCTGGGGATTTCTGTTACGACAAGGATTGTGAGGAGAGAATATAACCTGCAGGAACCTTGGGATACGGTGTTGGAGCTTTCTACGACTTTGAAAAATCTCGGTTCCTCCGTTGAAAGGCTGGAAACCATAGCGGACACCTTGGAAGGAGCAGGTGCTTTCGGAGGAGGAAACATCAGTGACATGGTGCCTTTTAACCATCTCAAAAACTCGAGAGCGGACGACGGCATGGCGTATTGGTTGAACTCCGGATTTGAAGCAGTGGCAGAGACAGGCGGTACGGGTACTGCTGCTTTCAAGGCAGAAGGTGCAGCAGGCCTTACTAAATCAATGGCGCAGACCGTCTATCCGTCAAACAGGCAAAGCTACACGCTTTCTCTTGCCATCGCTTCGGAAAATCTGGAAAAACTCTCGGATAATTCCCAGGTTGGTGTGGAAGTGGAAATAGAGTATGAGGACGGGACTGTCGAGACACGATTTATTGACCTTTACTAAGGAGGGATGCAGAGATGGCGTATTTTAGAAAAGTGAAAGATACTGTTGCGCCTAAAGGCTACATGTCACGGCTGAAATCCATCACGGTGCGCATCTTTATCTCCGACTGCACCGGGAGGATATTAGTGACGGACATTCTCCTGCAAGGTGGATCTGCCGCTACAGGCTGGGTGCCGCATCCTTCTGAGATTCGTTATTCTCTGGACGGGTGATGCTATGAAGAAGTTTTATAGGCTTTCTGAGACCATCAATAAAAAAGAAGATGAGCGGGTTGTTTCGGTGACGATAAAGCCGCTTTTAACAGATATGTCAGGCACCGTTTGGATCACAGACCTCATGCTGCAGGAGGGCGATCGGGTGACGGGCTTTCATCCGCATACGGAAACCATGCTTCAAAAAGAAAGTGAAGGCGGCGTAATCAAGGAGCCTGTCTGGTATAACGGCATCGTCCGAGGACAGGAAACCCTGATTCTTTTTAATCTAGGAAAGACCTCAACAGGTCTTGATCTGAAGCTTTATCCAAAATCGGATATGGAAGGCATAACCATTTCGCAAGCGGCAGGCGGACAAAGAGCCTATTTCCCGGATGCCCTTCAAAAGGATGACGAGCTAAGTTTCTCCGCATCGGAGAGAAGCACAACAAAAAATGGACAGCCCTTTCAAAAAGAAGGCTTTTATTCTTACAGTGCGGCTTGGGACTCCAAGCACAATGTAGAACTCCCTCAAGGGAAATCTGCCAGAGTGTTGTTTGCCTTGCAGGAAATGGATGAAGGGGGTGAGCTGTTTTGATTAACCCATTGAAAAATAAAGAGATCATGGTCTGGACCTTTATGGGAAATGCCAGGATGTATGAAGCTTTAAGCAAATATGGAGACCGCATCAGTCAGATCGGTCTTTTTTCTTTTAAGGTAAGGGCGACTGGCGAAATCTACGAATCAGGAGTCTCCATCTCGAACATGATGCCTTATATTCAGCAGTGGCCGCATATCCGCTGGCTTTTAACGGTGGCAAATGACGGCTACAATCCTATCTTTAAAGCAATACGGGAGAATACAAACGGCGCACAGGATATGTTCTTATCCGAACTTATCCGCATCATGCAAAAATACCCCTGGTGCGATGGAGTGGATATTGACCTTGAAGGTGGTGGAGATTATTCCACAGCGGCGAAGTCCACAGCAATGTTTCAGAATATCCATCATGCCGTGAAAAGTTATGATGCAAGAAAACGCATCAACATCTGCCTTCCCGGCATGACCAGCGTGAACGGCTCGGTCGGCGGAGAGAACTGGTGCGTTTATGCTGACCTTGCTCCTTACTGCGATACGGCATCCATTATGAGTTACGGCATGGCTTGGGCGGGTTCTGCTCCGGGGCCGGTGTCTCCAAGGGATTGGCTGGAAGGTATCTACGACTATGCCCTATCCGTGATGCCGGCGTCAAAGATTTACTTCGGTATGCCGGCTTACGGCTGGAACTGGCAGATTTACGACACGCCGGAGAACCTGGGAGATTATTACCGGGGCGTGTCGCATACCTATTACGGAGCAAAGAACTGGATGACGGGCTACTATCAGTTCAAAGAAACAGCACCTGCATCTCCTCAGATTCCTATCATCGCTTATTGGGATGATTACGATAAAG